GCAATAGCTTGACCCACAGGATCGTTGGGAGCTTCGGATGGGACGTTTTCCGCTGCGGGAGCTTCGGTAGCCCGCCCGGTTTCTTGCGTAGTGGGTTGCCCACCGGGGGCTTGGGCGTCGGGTTCGGTGGCAGCAGCCAAGGCTTCAGCAGCAGCCTGCGCTTGCGCCGCAGTCGAAGCGTCAAGACCCTCAAGCCCCCCTTCACTAACAGTGGCAGGAGGGGTACTGGTCAAGCTTCCGGCAGGTCCCGTCACCGTGAGCGTTTCTTCAGGCATATTGCCAACTTGCATAGAAACAGAGCCGGTTGGCACGCCCGTCGCAGGAACGTCTTCGTCGTCGAAAGACAGGTTGTCGATATCGGCTGCTTGCGCGGCAGCCCGTGTCTCCTCGGCAGTTTGAGCCTGGGAAGTGGCGGCTTCGGTGGAAGTGCCCGGCAGGCCGGTCAGGCCCGTGTCGGTCGGGGTGCCGCCTTCGGAAACGGTTTGCGTGTCAGTAGAGACAACTTGGCCCGGCGTTTCCGTGGGGGCAGGCGCCGTCGTCGGAAGGTTGCTGAGTGCGCCTTCGTTGGTAACGGTGCCGGTGTCGGTGCCGGTGCTGGGAGTGCCTCCCGCAACAGGGGTTTCGCCAATTCCTTCGAGAGCGCCGGGGACAGTACCTTGCTCGCCAGTGGTGCCGCCTGCCCCGTCCTGCCCTTGCCCGCCAGTGCCGGTACCGGTGCCGGTGCCACCAATGCCGCCTAGACCGCCGCCTGCGCCAGTTCCAATACCAGTGCCAGTTCCCGCGCCTGCTCCTGCGCCTGTACCAGTTCCAGTTCCGGTGCCAGTACCGCCAGTGCCGGTGCCGCCAATGTCGCCCAAGCCGCCGCCAGTTCCGGTGCCAGTACCGCCGCCAGCGGTTTCACCGCCGAGAGCGGGGCCTAGATTGTCAAGGCCGCCAGAACCTGTTGTGCCGGTTTCTGTTGGAGGGGTCGAGGGCGTGACGGGTGCCACAGGCTCAATCGGCGTGATTGGGGGAATGGGCGCAACCGGAATAACAGGGGGCGCAGGCGGCACAACAGGCTCAACCGGCACGACGGGCGGTACGACGGGCGGCACCACTGGAGGTACGACAGGGGGTACTACCGGCGGTACAACCGGGGGTACGACAGGCGGGGGAGTCGGCACGACAGGCGGGGGTGGCTCGACGGGAGGCGGAGTCGGGGTCGTGGGCGTGGTGGGCAGGTCGGTCAAGCCGCCCCCTGTGCCGCCACCGCCTTCGCCACCGCCACCACCTTCAGCGGGAGGGGGAGTGGGAGCGGGAGCCGGGGCGGGGGCTTGACGGTAGCGGAAGAAGGACGGGATGCTGCCGGTCATAGCAGCGGTGAAGGGATCGAAAGAGCCGGGGACGGGAGGCGCGTAAGTGCGATAGACCGTACTCTCAGGGGGAGTAAGGGTCATCGCGGGAATGGTGAAGGGATCGACGCCGTAATTGGCGGGAAGGCCCATCGTATAGACGGTTTCGTCGGGGAAGCCCATGGTGCGGACTTCGTCTAAGCCCGCGAGGCCACCAGTAATAGCGGGGGGTTGCGGCGCGAAAAGCTGGCCTTCAAAAGGCATGCCCGTGTTGACAACAGAAACGTCGGTTTCTGAGGCGGGAAGCGCGAAAGGAGAGATAGACATGATGTCGGACATGGTAAACCTTCTACTGCATATTATAGCATAGGAGAATTAGAAAGTAAACCTAGCGGACATCGACGAAGTTGGATGCTTGCAGGGCAATGAGAAGTTTGCCTACAATGTTAGCCAGTTCACGGTTGGAAGTTCCGCCATTCATATCGAGAGTGACGGGGGCAGAGACAGTGCCCTGAACGATGAATAGGGGGCGAGTGCGACGTCCCGGATCGAAGAGATCGCTCTGTTCCAGAACTCGGATGAGTTGGTTCCAGGTTTCGCGGGAAGCCGGGTCCCAGTCTGGGGGAGCGGCAGGGAAGTTTCGTGAGGAGATGCGGCGGGTCATCGCTTACCGTCAGGCTCGATTGCCATGCGGAACTGGCCCATCCGCCACGGCATGTCGGAGGAAGTGGAGGACTGGATTTGGAGGGAGAGTTCACGGCCCCGTAGACGCAAGGAAGTTTTCTGGGTGGTGCCCGTGATGTTGAAGGGGCCTTTGGTGATGACGGGGCTGCCTGGATATTTGCGTGCGCGCAGACTGATTTGGAGGGTGCCCGAGTAAGGCGTGTTGTCGCTGAGGTTGGAGAAGTCAGGCACGAACTTGTTGACGAAGAGGATGTTGTCGCCCGCTTCTTGATCGAAGTATGCACCCTCTAGATTGGCCGCGAGAGTGTTGCCGTTGTCCGTGTAGCCGCGCTCTTGGTAGAAGAGGTTGCTGGCCGAGGTGGCAGTGGCGAGGGGGTAGTTGAAAGTGCCAATGTCTTCCCACGCGGTGCGGTTCATGGTTCCGATGGACCAGTGGTTCTCGCGCGTATTGTAAATGACGTAGCGGTCGTTTTCTCCGTCGGGCGAGTCGCGGGACGGGTAGAACCAAATGACCTCGTCGAACGTGGCATTGGTGCCCGCGTAGATTTTGTCCAAGTTGAACTCGTCGAGATTGTCGTAGACGTAGCGCAGGACCGTGCAGCCGAGGGGCTGGAGACGCCCGTCGTATTTGAAGAACTGGCCGCTAGTCGACATCCAGTAGAGAGCGCCGCCGTATTCGATAGCGGCATTGCGGCCAATGACCCCACAGCGTTCGCCTGCTGCCGTGAACCCGAAGACGTCGTTGCCACCGATGTAAGACTGGATGAAGAGGTCGTTGTCGGTTAGGATGGCGGTCTTGTCGTTGACGCGGTTGACGGCGCGGACTTCGGAGCCCCGGCTGGGCAGCGGATAATCACCGGCTGTGTTGGTAGCGGTGGGCGTCCAGTCCGTGAAGTCTTCTTGCGAACACCAGCGAATGAGGAGCGGGCTGTAGTTGCCAGAGATGTCGTGGGTACCGTAGAGAAGAACGTGTCGCGCTTCGGAAGCTACGCGCACGATTTGGTTCACGGACGGCGCAGCAGTAACTACAACGGCCCGGCTTGTGATGTTGGCGCTGGTACTCCAGTACATAAGGGGACCGTCGGAGGGAACGGCCATTATGTCGGTGCCCCACAGATCAAGCGACCAGAGGCGGAGCGGAACGCTGAAGGTGCCGCCAGATGCGCCCCACCCGAAGTTGCCTCCCCAAACGCCCGTGCCCCAGCCCGATTGCAGAAGAGTGTTGGCATTGCCAGACGGGTAGTTGAGGCCGATTGTGGCAGGGCCGCCCGTAGTGAGGGAGGTGGCAGCAGCCGTGACGCCCGTGCTGATGACGAAGCTGTTGGTGCTAATGACGCTGACTTGGTAGGTGGCGGTGGTGCTGACGGTCGGGCAGATAAGAATGTTGCCGCCGATAGTAGCGGAGACGGAGACGATCTCGATGAGGCTGCCGGTTGTCAGGCCGTGGCCCGAGACGGAGACAATGACGTTGGTAGAGCCTGCCGTCGTGGACAGGATGTTGGTCGAGGAAACGGTGGAAGTAAGGGGCGTGATGTTGTAAAAGGAGGAAAGCTCGCTGGAGAACAGGCCCGCATCGGTGCCGATTACGGCAGCAGCAGTTCCCAGTCGGCTACGGACAGACGCAAGGTCGCGCGCGGTCCCGAAGATTTTGCCTGCCTGGGAAGGGTCTACAGCAAGCTGCCAGCCGCCTAGGAGTTCGGGGCGCCCGTAGCGAAAGCGGATCTTGTCGGCATCAGTCCAGAAGCCCCCGGCGTCTAGGCGCGTCTTCTCCTTGACGACGCCGACTTCGAAGTTTAGTTCAGTGAGCTTCTGATCCTGAAAGGTCGCTGACATTAGAACGTCTCGGTGATACGGATGCCGTAGTTGTCGAGAAGGCCCGCCATCAAATCAAGCGTGGTAACGCCTGTGTTAACGATGAGGGCGGGGCCGGTGACAGGCAGGACAGTGCCGGAACCCGCGCCTTGCTTGACCGTGATGTTGAAGGCCCCGCTCGTGTTCCGCACAAAGATGTAGGTCTTGGGGGAGGCGGGCACGATGATGTTCGCGTCGGCAGTGAGCGTGCCCTCAACTAGGAGGATGGCGCAGCGAGCCTGGTCGGGCAGCGCGTTCGCCGTGGAGAGCGTGGTGTCACCAGCGGATACGCTGACGGTCGCGATACCGGCTACAGCGGCGGCGATGAGGTCGAGGTTGTTGTTGGTCTTGATGCCCCAGGTGGTGGCATTCTCGCCCGTCGCTTGGAGTTCTAGGCGAAGGAGCGGATCAAAGGTAGAGGGCATTACTTGCGTTCCCCGAGGATGCGTGTTACTTTGTCGTCAATCCTATTTAGCACAGTTGTCAGTTTGTTTTCAAGGTCGGACACTACCTCGCGGGTAGCGAAGTCCTTGTTAACTTGAGCAACGTGCTGGTGGTGGAGTTCTTGGAGGTGGTCGCACTTCTTCTGCACGCTAGAAATCTCCCGCTGGAGATAGGCTCCATAGGCCAGAAGGAGTGGCCACAGAAACGTCGAAACAAAATCGAACAGGAGCTTGATGTCCATGACGGGGGTCCTATGAAGGCGAAGACATAGAGGGAGTCCATATGACTTGCGTCACGATGATCTCGCCCCCATCTTCTAGCAAAAGGAATGCCCCGTTTTCTTGGGCAAGATATTCGGTTAGTGAGGCTTGTGGCCGACCGTCGGGAACCGGACGGGATTCTAGGCGCGGACGGGGAGGCTTGTTTTGCGGGTGCCTCTTGGCATCGTAGATACCGTCGTAGCAAGAGGAACAGACGACTAGGTTCGTGGATTCCTTACGGAGCCTGTGACGGTAGTACTTCTGTCCGCATCTGTCGCACAAGGACCAAACTGGAAGCGGCATGACTAGGAACCATAATTGGTTTGGTCAGAGCGCCCATCGGGCACAGGCTTCAGTTCTCGGCGCGGCCTAGGCGACTTGTTTTGTGGATGGCTCTTGCGGTCGTACAGTCCGTCATAGCAGGCATGGCAGACTACGAAGTTGGTTGTTTCCTTCCGAAGTTCACGCCGCTTGTAGTCGCCGCCACAGCGGTCACATACTGACCACATGTCCATGACGGACATTAGGGTTGCCCTGCGATGGTGTTTTCGGGAGAACCGTTGTAGCGATTGACGGTGTCGGAGCGGCGGGCACGGGAGAACTCGTTGTTAAGGACTGCGAGTTCTTCGTCGAGAATGCCCTTCCAGATAGTGGTGCCAGCCGCGTTCTTCGTCCACGCATTCGCATACATCATGGTCGCCGCGAAGAAGGCAGCGTCGGTGTAGTTCGCGAAGTAGTTGGAGGGGTTTGCGGAACTCAGGACCGTGACGCGGGGAATGTATTCGATGAGGGCCGTGGTGTTGGACGGCGGCGTCGGCGCCAGATAGATGGAGGCGTTGTCCTTGGGCGCATAGTACTTGGACGGGGCGACCGATGTGTAGTCAGGCCAATACGCGGTTAAGAACTCGTTGTTTTGTTCAAGCAGGTTTGACCATCCGCCCGTCGCGCAAACCTGAATGGACTTGAGGACAAGCAGGTCGGCAGGCAGAGCCAGTGTCCGGTTGGACGCGCTGACAGAGATTTCGGTGAAGCGGATAATGTTGACGGGGTCGAGCCGCCGTTGCAAGTGCGACTGGGCGCGTTCGATGATGGAAGGGAGAGCGGAGACGAACTCCTCGGAGTCCTCTTCCATGTTGGCGATAACGTCGTTGCTGAGGGACGAGTAGGTGTAGGGCATCAGCGTATTCCGATTCTAAGCCGGAAGGGGCCGCGCTCACGGTCTTCTCGCATTGCCGCCTTTAGTTGGGCATCGTATTCGCCCTTGAGCAGAAGCAGGCGAGCGGCGTCAACGCGGGTGCCCCGTCGCAGACCGATCCAGTAGGCGAGGCCATAGGTGATGGCGGGCAGGAACCGGCGCGGTACGTCGATGTTGTCGAAGGCGCGCAGCGTGTCGTCCGCGTTTTTCTGGACGGTAAGGACGATGGTGTAGGTCTGGTCAGGTAGCGGCCAGAAGTGCATGATGTTGGAGTCGCGGCGCCGGTCCCACCAGAAGCGCGTGGGGCGACCGGTCTGGGACTTGGTAGGAATTTCTGCCCAACGCTCATAACCGTCACGGTCCAACAGGATTTCGGTTGAACTGGTTTCGACAGTTGCGGTAAGAACGTCGGAGATGGACTGCCCGAACGTCAGCGTGGATACGGACGCGGACACGGGCACGGTGGTGGTTTCGATCTTGTGAAGGAGGACGTTCTGATTTTGGATGCTGGTCAGCATGTAGTCGAGGCCGCGCCTCGCGCTAATCAGTTCGTCCGCAAGAACAGGGCCGCCGCCAACCATGGCAGCAGCGTCCTGCAAGATGTCGTCGAAGGTAGGGTCGAAGGAGGCTACGCCGCTGGTTGCCATTGGCGCGACTCCTTACACGACTCCGTAAATGGTAACGAGCGGGCCGCCACCAGCATAGGAAGTGCGGACAAACGGAACGTCAAGACCGAAGGGAACGATGGTACTGGCCGAGTTAGCGGACACTTCAGCGAAGGCGATCCACGGGCCTTCAGTGGTCGGTGCGGCTTCGAGGAAGACGGACGGGCCAGCGGCGGCGCTCTTCTGTACGAAGAAGGCGCGGACTGGCGTACCATCGAAACGGTAATCAAGGTCGATGGCCGGGCTGGTAGTGGCCGCCGAAGTCGACACTTGAAAGGGGATGAGGCGAATAGCCTTGATGGCGGGCATGTTAGGCTCCTAATGCAAGGAGAGCAGAGCCTGCCGAAGCAAGCCCTGCCACACCCCGTTAGATAATCTGAACGTGAACGATGACCGAACCGGTAGTCACCGCAGACGTATCAATGGAAACGAGCGCCTGGATCGTGGTGTCCACCGCGAACGGAATGGCATTCACCGAAATCTGGGCAGCGGTCGGCGCGTAGTTCTGACGCCGGGCCGTGTTAACGCTGGTAGCGGCCTTGATGCGAGTAGGGGCAGCAGCCGTGCCAATGTTGAAGTTGGTCGTCGTGTTGTCGTAGCCGGTCGTGATGTCGAGAGTAGCCTCATAGACGCGAGAGCCCTCTGGCGCCACGAACAGCGGAATGGTAGTCACGCCCGCAGCCGTGCCGGTCTGGGCGATGCCGACAACAACGGAGTAGCGACCAGAGACGCGGCCCTCTCGCATGCTGACAACGTCAGGGCCAAGCGGCTCGTGGTTGCGGATATTGAGTGGAAAGCTAAACGTGGTCATCTGATTCTCCTTGAGAATGGAGGAAAGGGGGCCGAAGCCCCCAATCCATTAGGTGGAACCAGAGGAACCGTACCACTGACGCCAGTCAGACCAGCCGAAGCTATAACGCTCGCGGG